TAACCTCTGCGGCCGATAGCATCTGGTACTACTGTAGGTTTTAAGCCGACAATAATCCAGCCATTTAAATCAGTTGCAAGATAAGTATAGGGCATTCCGTTGCCGTCTTCATAAATACCGTTTGAATATCTGAATGACCACTCTCCGTTGTAGGTGTGATAGACAGATCCTCTTGTATTTTCTGTATCTCCATCAACGGGGTAGTGAACCCAATATTCTTTTTCTCTTTCTGAGTATGTAGCGGTTGCTCTTGGTAGTGCCGATAAGGTAACGCGGCTCATTTCTTTTTCAATTTGCTCTGACATTTTCTTTACTTCATAAACTGCGCCGCCTCGTACAGATCCTGAGATTGCAAAGATACCATCTTTATTTAAGAACATTACGCCAACACCACCAACTATTCTGATAGTGTTTGTTGCAGTAGTTCCAACATTTGAATCAAGAGTAGAGATAGAATATCCACCATTATTATATGTGATGATTTCTATTGAGCGTTCGCGGAAAACTAGGAGCACATCGTAGAAGGGCTGCAGAGCCGTTATAGCACCGCCCTCGCGTAAGCCTACATCAAAGGTATTGGTCAATCCAAATTGCTCTGGAACGCCTGGTTTAGAGTAAATGATGCCATATGGGTTCATCTCTCCGCCTGCAAGCCACACAGAATTGTTCCACGTTGCACAGTATTTCCATTGTGAAGAAATTGTGACCGAATCAGCAGCTGAAGGAGCGGGAACGTTTAGATCTTGATCGGGAGTAATGTCAATAAATGTAGAATCCGCATTATTGTTTATTTGTTTTACAAGATAAAATATTTCTCCAGCCCCTGTTAGGCCATCCCTTCTATTTTTTGTTCTATAAATCCTTCTTGCAACAGTTCCCTGTGGTCCTGTGGGCAGATCTGAAATATAAACTCCATATTTTGCAATATAATATTCTCTATCTTTTGGATAGGATGGAGAAACTTGGCCTTCAAGTACAGGTGCGGCTGGTAGGGTCTGAACATTATCCATTCTCCAGCTTGTTGATACTGGGCTAGATAGTGGAGACTCGGATCCCGTGTCTGAAATAAAAGATATTCTATAATCAAATCTATTTAGGACTGCTTCTTCTGCATCACCCAACCCATAATATGAGCTTGTACTAAAACGAATACAAGTATTGCCATTTTCTAATCTGTTATACCAGAATGAATCCCATGTTCTGAAAGGACCAGCGGGATGAAGATCTGCATAAGCAATATAGTCAGGTTGAACGTTGGATATAACAGGTGATGGTGTTGGAGAAACGAATCCAAAGTTTGATACAAGTTCGCGACCCCACCATTTAAGCATACGATTAGTTCCGTTTATAATAACGTTAAACCTTCCGTAAGTAGATATTTGTGTTCCACAATCATCTGGCTTTGGAAGTTTTCTTCCAGTATCTAAAACAGATGTTTGTCTTTGGCCTGCAACAATACCTTTATTTCCATGATCATATTTAAGGGCTCCGTTTTGCTCATAGAGGTAATAAGCTTCGCCACCGTTATGTCTACTTATTACCGACAAAAATCTTACAGGTGCAAGAGCGGATGGGATTTCAGATGTGGTAAAAGTAACAGAAGCATCTGCTGGAATTAGGGGCTCTAGACCCCGATCGTTTGACCAACCTCCCCCATTAGGGTCAGGATGCCAATGCCCAGACATATTAGATGCAGCGTTTGGTGATGCTCTATATTTTTGGTCTAAACCTTTTGCTTCTATTTCAGGTGTTGCTTTCGTAATCATTTATGGTGCCAACTTTAATGAGTTCTGATCAAAGATTGGAAATACATCCGATGTGTTTGAGAATGAGCCACGAACAAACGAAGTGTCGATTGAGTCAAGGTATCTTCTTTCTAGTATTTTTATTTCTTTATCTATCTTTTTAGCATATCTATCTGCAAGATCAAGGTTACCCGATTTATTGTATACATCTTCTAATGCCTTAAGGACAACTAGATTGTGGAATTCGTGTGGCATTTGTGGAACATCTGTAGCTAAGCACATACGAAGTGGTTTTTTAAAGTATCTTACTTCAAGTCTTCTAAAGAACTCTTCATCAGCTCCAGGTAATTCGCCTGGAATTACAAGGTTATTACGGAAGTCAAATCCTACAATACGTGGGTATGGACGAATCCTTGGAGTGGATCCATCCCACTCAACATATCTTGGATTGCCAGGATTAAACTGGTTTATATAAAGAAGTGTTACGCCCGTTACTTCATCATCTATAATAAGTGGCTTACCTGCTACAGTTGGTCCACCTTCTAATCCTGTTGCAGCTCCTTGGGTAATCGTCCTCCAGCATGGTAATCCTAGTCTTTTACCAGTGGTTGGATTTATATTTTGATTAAAAAATAGAACCTTGCGAAGTCCCTCATATTTATTTGGGACTCTATCATTCACAAAGTTAAATGCTTGTGCTGCAATTACCTTATCATCAAAAGATGTAAACTGTAATGATATTGCATGGGTAGGTGATATTGGAGGATTAGGGGTTGGTCCTGTTTTTATAAGTAAGGGTTCTGACAGAGGCCCAAGCTTTGCTCCCCAATAATGAAAAGCCCAGCAAACTTCAAGATAATAGTTTGATGGAATAGTTCCCGTTAGTGATGCGTCATCTGACAGAAAAGAAAACTTTTCTCCAGGTGGCACATTTACTGGTGCTGTGTCAATATAACACTCAGCGTATGTTGCTGTAAAATCTTCACGAAGATTAAACTCCTCTTCTTTTCTTTTTGATAGTCCAGTGATTTTTCCATAAGGAGGTCTTCCGCCTGTTGCTACTGGAACATCTCTGTGAGAAAGATTAAGTAATTCTAGGCAGTCATCTGGTAGATCATAGAAACGTTTCTTTATTTTCCACGATGAATTTGTAGCTACTGTGCCACCCCTATATTGTTCGTCTAGCTGGAGTGTGGTTGCTCCTATAATCTTAAGGATATTATATTCTCTTCCATTAATCTCCATGATTTCTCCCTCATATGCTGATCCTGTGGATCCATATGCTGTAGAGAATGCTTGTGAAGAATAAGGTCCCATTGTATTTTCTGCAAGAAGCATTGGAACTGATCCTGAAAAAACAACAAATCTTGAGCCATTTACTACGCTTACACTCATTCCAGTATTTCCAAAAGAAAGATCTGGATATATTTTCATAGCTTCTTTTACTTGTGCAAACTTCCAACGCTTAGAAGTCCAGATTGAAAAATATGCATCATTTGCAATCTCAACCATTTGGTCTTTGTAGCTTTGTAATTCTGGTGAGTAGTCGGTCAAAGATTTAATCTTGGACACTATGTCATTTAAATTCATTTTTGTAAATGCCTCATGATAGATGGTTTTGTCTAGAAAAAAAGGCTAGGCCCCAATAAAGAAGCCTAGCCCTAGATTTTCTAATTAAAAATTAGAACTGCTTGATAACCCACACTGGTGCAAAACCAGCAGCGGAAGCTCCGAGTGAAACGCCACAAGGTGCTGCAGTGTTTGCAGCAACGTTGCCTGCAGTTTCGCCAGTGACAGCAACAACTGCGAGTGCAACTCCTGCAGCTGCAACTGTAGCATTTACTGCTGCAACGGGAGCGTATCCACCAACTATAACTTCAATACGTCCACCGACAGTTGCCTGTGCGGCTTTTGCAACACCCACTGTAAGGGCATTGCCAAGAGCAGTGAGGGCTGCGGGGACTACGAAGAGTACGCGGTCTGGACCAGTTTGAGTAGTATCAAAAGCAACCCACTGTCCTGCGGTTATCGCAGAGCCAGCAAGAAATATTTCTGATTGAGCACGATCCATAGTTGTTGCAGTTGAGCCAACGGTTCCAGTGACCAATGGATCTGTAACACGATCAAGTTTCTGTAATAGAGTAGAGGTAGCCATAATATATTTTTTCCTTTTTTAAATATTGTTAATGTTTAGAATGCATCGCCGTTGATTAGAACGCCGCAAGAACCAAGATGATCTGCAATTAGCTGACCCTTGAAGTACACGGTAGCTGCGCGAGCAGTGGTACCAGAGATGTATTCGAAAGGAGAAACTGCGAAATCGCCATCTTTGTGGATGACCATTTTGACACCATCGAAGTTGAGGAAGTACATGCTATATACAGCTGCACCGCCGCCGTTTAGAGGCATGTCAGAATCAGCGGATAGTGCTGCACCAGCGTAAGCAAGTGACATACGTCCACCATCAAGAGTCTTTTCATCAATATATCTTTCGTTTATGAAGAGGGTTCTCTTATAGTTTGCGAAGGCTGCGGTTGATGCTATGATAGACTTTACTTCGCCCATTGGGGTGATAACGTTAGAAGCAGTATAGATGTTATGCATTGCGCCAAGACCGTTTGTGCCGAATGCGCCAGCAGCAGTCTGGAACTGATTGAAGAAACCAGGAACATTTAAAGTTGCCTTGTTTAATCCACCAACTACAGAGGTCTGAGTAGCACCAGGAACGCGAGGTTCAAGGAATTTATTAGTTCCAGCGGTTGAACCGTTAAGGGTATTCATGCTGGTAAGAGTTGCAGAAGATCCACCGATGATTTGCTTGTTGAGTTCTCTGCGGAGGAGAGACATAACAGAACGCATACGAGCTTCAACAATCTTAACGATTGCTTTTTCGCCGCTGTTTTCTAGTTCTTCTTTCTTGCTGATTACAACAGGTGCAACGAAGTCTGACCAGTCATAGATGGCTGGCTTGAGAACGTCAGCTACAGCTAGAGAGACAGGCTCATAACCAGTGGTCATGAGGGAGATGGTGGAATGCTCAGCAACGCTTAAGGGGCGCTGAATCTTGATGCCACCATTCTCGTATTCAATTCCGCCTTGTTTCTTGGCGTCATCGAGGAAGGGAACTTTCTTGAAGAGTTCGTCTACTTCACCATCACGGATGGAGTAGAGGGTTGAGGATAAGAGATCGTTTGTAATTGCCATGATAATATTTCCTTATTAAATACTGTTATTAATTTTTTTACTAAATAAATCGTTAAACCCTTTGGCCCAGTCTACTAGAGTTGTTGGTCCAGAGTGACTAACGATTTTTAACAAAGTATTCCTAGGAGTTTTATTAAAAACGTTACGTCTAATAGATGTACTTTCTGTCTAGTTTTAGCGTCTTATTTTATTTGATGCTTTATTTACATTGGAACTTGCTTCAGGATTATCCTTGAAGAAACTATAGGCTTCCCATGCATTTGCAAATTTAGGTACAGTGACACCATTTATATTCTGGCCAGTAGAAGTTTTTTGTACAGCAGATACTCTGCTCTTTGCAGCATCTCTTTCTTGTGCACCAAACTGTGCGGCTTTCTGACCTTTGGCGATAAAATACGCGTCTTCTAATTTAAGATCTTCTCTTGAAATAAGAAGCTTGGCGATGTCATCCCTGTAATTCAATAAGTCAGGATTTGCAGATTTAAAAGCTTCTAGTGAAGCTGCATGTTTCGCAGCTTCTAATTCAGCTTGCATCGGGGCGAGCATCTGCTGAAACATTTTAGCAGACTCTTGCTGAATCCTAGCCTGAATCCCCTCTTCGGTCCAGGGATCATATTCAATTGGTTTAGAAACAATATTTTCTAAGTTTTGGCGAAAGTTACCAGATAAGAGTGCTTCTCTATCTCTGATTAGATTTTCTCTCTCAGTTTGTAGTTGCCTACGTTGGTCTGCAACTTCCTGTGTTTTAGTTGTTGCCATTGCTCGTAAATTTGCAACTAACTTCCTAGCGTCTTCAGGAATATTTTGTAAGATATCATTGTAATTCTTAAGACCCTTGTGCGTCTGGCCCATGATCGGATCATCAGAGAAATCCGCTTTCATAAGATCATCAAGAGTTATTCCGTACTCGCTCTCGTTATTTTCTACAACTTGCTCAACTTCTGCGGGAGTAGTGTCATCACTGACAGTTCCATTAACTTCACTCATTTATTTTTTCCTTTTATTCTTGGTGTATTTTAATATGGCAAGACTGACAAAGTGTCCAACCATTTACTAGCTCCAAAGCCCACTCAGGATGAGTTGATTTTGGAAAGACGTGATGTGCTTGTAAATCCTCAGTTGATTTACAATACTTACATGTATGATTATCTTTTTGTTTTACTTGGGCTGCCCAAGCATTCAATGTTCTCCTAGATATATTTTTATTTGCAAGATTTAATTTGAGTAGATATTTTTTGCTGTGTTCAGATGCTTTTTCTGGATTAGCTTTTGCCCAGGCTTTGCAATCAGCATTATGCTTTTTTTTATTTTCTAAATGCCAAGCTTTTGTTCTAGCATTCTGCTTTTCTTTATTTTCTAAGTACCAGGCCTTCCCCTCAGCAGATCTTTTTTCTTTATTTCTTAAGTGCCATGCTTTCATTGCAGCTGCTTTCTTTTCCTTATTGTACGCCATCGATCACCTCTTTCTTTTATTATACGCAAACGATCAGCTGCTGGTGCACATCCTAGGGGGATAACTAAGGAGGATGGGAGGCCCCTAGGCCTCCCTATACCTACATCCTAG